TTGTGAATATAAATTTTTTAATTCAATATTACTATTTAGTTGAGTACAAGCAGTCATTGTTGATAAACGGAGTCCTTCCATTCTTTAAGTATTACAATTAATTATATTAATATTTCTTTAAGTATTTAAAATCAAATTTATAATTTAAGAATAAATATATGTTCTGTGATGTGAATTAAGATCTTAAAGAATGAACTTGTTTTTATTTGAATAATAAATGTATTGAAATTATTATTTTAAATTTATATAATTCTTTTTTTTTATATGCTATTATAAAAACAAATGGGAGGAGGATTAATGCAATTAGTAGCTTATGGCGCGCAAGATATTTACCTTACTGGAAACCCTCAAATTACTTTCTTTAAAGTTGTCTATCACAAGCACACTAACTTCTCTATGGAATCCATTAAACAATCTTTCAGTGGTGGTACGGGTGCTAATCAAAGTCCTGTATGCACTATTTCCCGCAATGGTGATTTAGTTTACAAAATGTACCTTGTACAAACCGAGGAGGATGATCAATCTGGGTCCGCCGACGGTGTAATAAAGACTGTCGAATTAGAAATTGGCGGGCAAAGAATTGATATACAATCTATTGATTGGATGAACACTTGGAACGAACTTTCTACTCCCGTATCCAAAGCGTTGGGTCTTAAGTCTATGCAAGGATTATTTGGTATCGGGGACCAGTTTGGAGTGAATTACTTTCATATACCAATCCAGTTTTGGTTTTGTCGCAACGCAGGACTTGCTTTACCTCTGATTGCACTACAATACCATGAAGTTAAAGTTAAGTTTGTATTGGGAGAAGATGCGCGTGTGAACCAAGGTCTGAGTTTATACTGTGATTATATATACCTTGATACTGATGAGCGCAGACGTTTTGCTCAGGGAGCACACGAATACCTTATTGAACAAGTTCAAGAACAGACTATTCATAAATCGGGGGCGCAGAAACTAGGGTTCAACCACCCAGTTAAAGAACTTATCTGGACGACGAATAATAGCACAGGTGCACAATTAAAATTAAATGGACATGATCGTTTCAGTAAAAGACCCGCTGAATACTTTGAGATACAACAACCATATGATTATCACACGCATTGTCCAATGCAGAATCTCCCTACGAGAGCTCGGACTTCCGAGGGTGTATATAAAATCGAGACAACCGACGGCAACATCCTTGCTCCCGGCGGCATACTAACGTCCGCGCCTTGGCCCGCGTCGGTGGACGATTACCTCGGTTTTATATTTAGTAATTCCCCACCCTTCGGGCAGAATTCCGTTACGGTCGTGAATCGACCGAGCCACGACGGGTGGACTCCCGGTCGAACGCCTGATTCGATTGCCTGGGCTGATATGTGGTCTCAGCGCCCAGCCCAGCTTGGCATTTTTTACTCCTATTGGCCTGGACTTGAGTACCAGTATCCTGTCAGAACAGCAGCGGTCGTCCATACTGCCAACACAATCGGATATATTGTTCATAGTTCGATCGGGAACCAGTTGACCCAAGGTAATACGTATGTAATAAAGGCGGTGGGCTGGTGGACTGGGGAGAAGGAGGTGATCGCGAATCTGGACCTCCTTCTCCCCGCGGTGGGCACGGGGACGAGTTCCCCACCCGATAATACCACTTTATTAATATTTGACGTTTTATTAATAGACGTGCCTCCGGAACCGATGATCAACACCAACAATCAGCTCGCGACTAATATTGCAGACGGGGATTTTTCAATCACAAGCATCGCGTATTCAACGGTGACCGTGTCGAGTGAAACGGTCACGGTCGCCGTGACCGTGTCGAGTGAAACGCATGCCCGAACATCCAATGCCACCGACAACATTGGTGTATACTCATTTGCCCTCAAACCCGAAGAACACCAACCCAGTGGAACTTGTAACTTCTCCAGAATTGACAGTGCCGAATTAACTTTTGACGAGTCCATAGTAAGTGGTAATATCTACGCTGTAAACTACAATGTCCTCAGAATCATGTCCGGTATGGGTGGTTTAGCATATTCCAACTAAATTTAGTGCATGCAGTGGTTTGATGTTGATAAAAAAACCTAATCATTCTCTATAGTTATTATTTTTATTTTTTTTTTAATTATTTTTATTATTTCTATTTTTTATTAAATTTTAATTTATTATGTTTTCAAATATTATTATTTATTTTCATTTATTAAATTTTTTTCTAGGTGATATTATAAAAACAAATGGGAGGAGGATTAATGCAATTAGTAGCTTATGGCGCGCAAGATATTTACCTTACTGGAAACCCTCAAATTACTTTCTTTAAAGTTGTCTACCGCAGACACACTAACTTCTCTATGGAATCCATTGAACAATCTTTCAGTGGTGGTACGGATGCTAATCAAAGTCCTGTATGCACTATTTCCCGCAATGGTGATTTAGTTTACAAAATGTACCTTGTACAAACCGAGGAGGATGATCAATCTGGGTCCGCCGACGGTGTAATAAAGACTGTCGAATTAGAAATTGGCGGGCAAAGAATTGATATACAATCTATTGATTGGATGAACACTTGGAACGAACTTTCTACTCCCGTATCCAAAGCGTTGGGTCTTAAGTCTATGCAAGGATTATTTGGTATCGGGGACCAGTTTGGAGTGAATTACTTTCATATACCAATCCAGTTTTGGTTTTGTCGCAACGCAGGACTTGCTTTACCTCTGATTGCACTACAATACCATGAAGTTAAAGTTAAGTTTGTATTGGGAGAAGATGCGCGTGTGAACCAAGGTCTGAGTTTATACTGTGATTATATATACCTTGATACTGATGAGCGCAGACGTTTTGCTCAGGGAGCACACGAATACCTTATTGAACAAGTTCAAGAACAGACTATTCATAAATCGGGGACGCAGAAACTACGGTTCAACCACCCAGTTAAAGAACTTATCTGGAGGACGAATAATAGCACAGGTGCACAATTAAAATTAAATGGACATGATCGTTTCAGTAAAAGACCCGCTGAATACTTTGAGCTACAACAACCATATGATTATCACACGCATTGTCCAAGGCAGAATCTCCCTATGAGAGCTCGGATATCCGAGGGTGAATTTATTCAACAACTCCCGGACCCCGGAATTCATCTAACACGTACAGCCCGCACATCCAATGACACCCACAACATTGGTGTATACTCATTTGCCCTCAAACCCGAAGAACACCAACCCAGTGGAACTTGTAACTTCTCCAGAATTGACAGTGCCGAATTAACTTTAGAAGGGTCCTCAGTAAGCGAGGGTACTATCTACGCTGTCAACTACAATGTCCTCAGAATCATGTCCGGTATGGGTGGTTTGGCATATTCCAACTAAAGTTGAGCATGATCGCCCTGCGCTTAGATAAATTTAGTTCATCACATAGCACATGTCCTTCGTGATCAGGGAGCAATCATTTTTTTTTTTAAATATTATTTTTATTATATTTTGTAAAATCATAATCATTTATAGATGTTTGTGAATATATTTTTTTAATTCAATATTACTATTTGCTTGAGTATACTAGAGGTCTTTATTGCACCAACCGGTCCATTCTTTAAGTGTTACAATTAATTATATTAATATCTCTTCATTACTTAAAAATAATACAATTATCATTTATAACATGTATAAATTTATCATAAATACAGAAACATCTGATATATATTCATCAATTTTATGGTATATCTCTAAACTTAAAAATGATAATAAAGTTTTTGGTTTTTCCAACGATGGTTTGAATAGAGATAATAATGATGATAAATATATTGATTTTTTAGCATATAGTGATAATATCACATTTACATATAAAGGTTGTGAAATTTCCCTAAAGAAAAATAGAATTGATAACCCACTATTCTCTATGGGAAGACATGAATTATGTTTTTTTGAAGAAATGAGTTTGACCGTCGTTGAAGGCACATCTGGTTTTCAAGCACAAATCAAATTAATTAAAGATTTCATATTAGAATCTAAAGAATTATTTGATAAAAATAAAAGATATACTGATTCATTAGATAAATTAATATTATATTCTTATTCAGATGGTTATTGGGATGATATAAAACGAATTAATAAAAGAAAATTAGATACTATTATTTTAGATCCAGATATAAAAAAAAATATTGAATCAGTGATTGACCGATACAATAATGAAGATCTTAAAAATAAACTTAAGAGTTTTGGTATCAACCACAAACTAAATTTAGTATTATCTGGATTACCTGGAACTGGTAAATCTAGTTTAATGGTATGTATTGCGTCCATATTAGATAAAGATCTGGCAACTGTTGATTTTAATGATAAAATAACTGATGCAGGATTTATAAAAGCATTGAACCGTATGCCAAGTGATTGTTTATTCGCTTTAGAAGATATTGATTCATTATATATAAATAGAGATAAATCCCTCGAAAATAACAAAATTTCTTTTAGTTGTATATTAAATTTCTTAGATGGGATGTATTCTAAAAGTGACCAAGTTACAATCATAACAACCAATCATTTAGATAAATTAGATAAAGCTATCATAAGACCAATGAGAATAGATAAAATATTTAAATTTAGTTATTGTAGTAAATATCAAAGTGAAACTATATTTAATATATTCTTCCCAGAATCAAATATATTTGAAGATATTTTTAAAATAATTAAGAATAAAAAATATACCACTGCCATGCTACAAAAGTGGTTCATAACTTATATTTATGAACCAGATGAATTATTAAACAATATTAAAATATTCGAAGAATTAATCGATGTCAGTTCTGATAAAGATTATAATATGTTCACATAAATTCAAAGAACATATATATTTATTCTTAAATTATAAATTATAAATTTGAAATAGTAATTTCAATACATTTATTATTCAAACAAACACAAGTTCATTCTTCAAGAACTTAATTCACATCACAGAACATATATATTTATTCTTAAATTATAAATTATAAATTTGAAATAGTAATTTCAATACATTTATTATTCAAATAAAAACAAGTTCATTCTTTAAGAACTTATTACATACTCATAACTAAACAACAAACACCTATAATATGGTCCTAGCACTTCCTATTGTAATGGTTAATCATGTTATTAATCCATGTTCCTCATGCACAGATACAATCAATAATACTACACCAGAACTATCTATTCCCAAATTTAGTAAAGGCGAAACCGAATGGACTAATGACGACCTGATTCAATATACTGTACCTTATAATATTGATAAAGCAGTATCAACCAAAAATATCTCTATTGTAAGAAAACCTGTTACATACCAAACTGTACCATGCCATAACAAATTTAATAAGAATTCTGCTAAATCTCTACGCCGTCGCGGAGCACTGTTTCAACCAGGTCGTACCAACTGTAATCAACGCACTCTCCGTTAAACTACATATAATATAATAAAAAGTAATAATAATAATATTTTTTTTATGTTTTTATAAATATTATAAAATATTATTTAGTTATAATGGAAAATGAAAATACTGAATATAAAGATGGAGATCACAATTCATTTATAGAATATGTATTCACTAAAGAACCAAAATCACCTAACACTATTAAATTAGAATTAGGTTCTCCTCTGGAGAGTAATAATATTAATAGACATATATTTGAACAATTATTACAGATATTCACAGATGGCATGAAATATCTATATTCAGATGATAATAAAAAAATTGATATAGCATCTCTAGAATTTGATTCAATTATAAAAATGAAAGATTATTTTACATCCTTCGGAGTTGAATTAATATTTGATATATATAATCAACAAAATTATATTATTAAACCATATATTTATAATAGTCCTGAATTATATAATAAAAGTAAATCTGTTAATGATTTTTATTATGAAATCCCTTTGGAAAAAGACAATAATATGTTAGTTTATAGAATATCTTTTAATTTATAAATTAACTATATAAATGTTTGTAAAATTCAATTATGACGATTTTCCAAATGTTCATGCAACTTTTGGCAAATTGAATTCAAATAATGACTTTAAAATATTAACAAATGAATGGTTAAAATTATATGAACAAAAGAAACCTTTTACATTTATTTTCGATTCAAGTAATTTGGAAGTTTCAAATATAAAATATAGTTTTAAAATGTCTGCATTTATTTATAGATTAAAGAAAATGCCAGTTCAATATTTACAAAAAAGTATTATAATAGTTAATAATTCATTTATACAATCATTATTAGATTTGATATTTTATATACAATCACCAGTGGCGCCTGTATATATTATTAAAGATCCTAATAATGTTCAAAAAATACTAGATAATTGTTTTGATGATATTGAATATAAATATATTATCTAGACATTTGTACAATTTTATAATAAATAAATAATCCATAGAAATTCTTTGAAATTATATCTAAAATATTATAAGATATATTTTTTGTTTTAATATCTGTCATTGCTGCTACACCATACAATCCCCACACAACTAATAAAAACGTAAATAATTTTTTACCTAATATAGATTTCTTAGCATATTCTTTATATATTAAATCAAATGATAAATAGAAGAATATAAATCCAAGGGTAATACCTATTCTTTTATCTATAATACCTACTTCTCCTAAAAATCCACACAATAACATTAAACCATTATAAATAAATATTTTAAATATATTTGATTTATTGTCTTTTAAGAAATCTATCATTTTGAAGATGGTATCTAAATTTTTATCTTTTAATTCTTGATATTTCATAAATACAATAGTAGATGTTAACATAATTGGTGTTGAGAAAACCCAATCTATATATCTTCTGGGCGTGACACTTTTTAAATTATGAATAGCGAATATGACCCATATATAAAAACAAGATTCAATTATTTGGACTACACCTTCTAGGAGGAGTATTTCTTTGAGAACATAATCGTTATCTTTAATCTTTACAAATAATCCCCAAAAACTAACTATAGTTGTTATAATTTGGACTACCAAAGAAAAATATATGGTTTTAGAAACCAACGTATTTGTTTCAAGTACCATTATAAAATATTAGATATTTTTATTTATAATAATATCAATATAAAAAAAAAATATTTAACTAAATATGTATTAAATTATATTAAAGATTTCTAAGTTTATCTCCTAATGAAACAGATGGGTTAGAAACTACTGCTTTTTTAGATCTATAATTTATTTCGTCTTCATTATCACCGTATTTCTCGAATGTATATATTTTGTCGGCATAATTAAATTTATATGCTAATTTAGTGCAAGATTTACAACAGTGTGTTGTTTTTATATCTCCTGTTTTACCATACCTCCATATATAAATATCATATTTATTTTTCTTATCGTATTTGTTACAATATTTAATTGCTTGTTCTTCAGCATGACAAGTTATTTTAGAAGAATTATTACCATTCGCGCGACATGAACCACTTTTAACAATATTCTTTTGTTTTCGGTCGTAAAACGCAATACAGGACACACACACCGCACACAGCGCGACAATAAAGATGACTGATATCTTGATTATTTCGCAAATTCAAAGGGATCTCTGACAAGATAAAGTTAGACATTATTTAATTGAAGTTCTTTATATATTTTGATTATTAATAAGTTTGAAGAAGATAAATGTTCAGATATAAGGTTTTTAGATTAGTATTTAATAATATTATTTCAAAATTTCAAATTTATTTGCCGTATATCTCTTTAGATCTTTTATATAAAGGTGTTCCTTTTTTGATTGCTACGAAACCTGTAATACCTAATTCTTTTCTTGCTTTGGCGACAGCACCGAACCATGATACTCCTTTATTAGATGATTTCTTTTTGGAAGATCTTTTCATAGATTTTTTGGAAGATCTTTTCATAGATTTTTTAGCACTTTTAGGTTTCTTAACACGAACAGAAAATCTGTAAGCAGTAGATCTAGATTTTTTTGAACGAGATTTTGATTTGGAGGGCATGTTTTATAATATATAATAGAAAAAAATTTTACTAAAATGGGACAAAAGAATTAGATAAATCTACAGCCTCCCCCATATTTGGAGAAGGGTATCTTTCGGAATTTAAAGAGATAATTCTTTTTTCAAACTTATTATCATTATGAATAATTAATATTTGTGGTTTTCTATATTTATTATATCCACAATCATCTTGTTTACCAAATGCTCTACTCATACCAACATCAATTCTCCATAATCTATCATTATACATTGAATTTAAATATTTATCTTCCATAAATTGCGGAGTATGTGAGATGACCATACCTTTAATGGGAATTAATTTTTTATTTTTTTTATTAATTAATTCTATTAAATTATTAAACATTTTCAAATTATTATCTGGATTATCATCTTCATCATAATCTTCCCCGTAAATTCTACACCAAAATGGAGACATATCATCATCCTTTCTAAATATTTCATCAAATAATTCAGATTCAACGGTGGTTTCTGTTTTTAATAACCATTTTCTAACAATTTCATTAATTTCAGCAATAGTATATTTATCTATTAATTGTAAACTTAGTCCTCCATGAACAAATATATATGAACCAATAATAATTATACTTTTTTTCTTTTCGGCATATAATTTTGAAATATTACTACCTCTTTCAAACGCTTTAGTTCTATGCCAATAACCTAAGGGATATCCATCATTAGTTAATTTAGAAGTTCTTTGATTTTGAGGAACAAATTCTAAAAATTCATTTGGTGATACATACCTAAAATCCTTATCCACATTCATTAATTCATGATTACCTAATAATCCTAATACTCTGCCACCAACTAATTTAGCTTCTTCATCTAATCTTAAAAATAACTTTATAATTTCCATATTACTACCTTCATCTTCTAAGACGACCTCATTCTCCTTGACACAATTATTATCGGCCCATTCATCTGGTCTGCATCTATCTATTTGATCTCCTAATTGAATAACCCACGAATCATTACCACACCAATGAATATTATTAATATCATTTATAGAACTATTTTGAGGTATTAATTCACCTAATTTTAATACTTTTAAAGTGACTGTTAAATCACCATGTAAATCACCTATACATACTAATCTATTAACAGGGGGATATATACCAATCATATCATAACGAGGATCTAATGATTTTATTTCTTTTTTAACTTGATTAACAGAATTTTGTTGGATGGTATTCATTTCATGTGTTTTGACGGCATTAGTTTTTTCTGCTATAGTAGTTGGTTGTGATAATCTTCTTTTATGAACATTAACTTTAGGGGGACCCGATTTGGATTGATTTGATTGTAAATTACCAGATACTGAATTTCTCCTTTTATAATCTTTATCATTATCTATTGAAAATGACTTAGTATCGGGTGGTTGTTGTTGTTGTTGTTGTTTTTTATTTAATCTATCTATAATAAAAGATTTTAATAGTTTCAATAAATCTTGTCTATTATATTGTTTTGTTTTATCAATTAAATTATATTTTAAACAAAGATTAATTATTTCACTATTTGTTAATTTATCAAAATCAATACCATTAAATATCATATAATAGTAAATTAACTTTATCTTAAAATATAAACTAATATATATATATGGAATTATGGATGAAATACGCATTAGTTGCTGCTGTATTCATTGCTATTAGAGATGTATTTTCAAGTAAAATAGCTAGAAAATATAACTATATTGATTATATAGTTCATGCAAATATTTTAGTATTTTTAGGAACTATGGTATATGTTTTATTTTCAAAAAAGAAAATTAAAATAATAGATAATTATAGTGATTTATTTACAATAATTCTTAGATTATTTATAGTATATTTAATAGTTGAACCTTGTATATATAATTCATTTAAAAATACAAATAATCCTTCAAAAGCCTCTACTGTAATTAATTTAAACATAGTAGTTTTATTTTTGATAACAATAGTATTTTTAAATAAAAAAATAGATTTTAAACAATTTATGGGTATAGTATTAATATTAGGTGGATTTTTTTGTATTAGATGAGGATAATATATTTCAACTATTTATTTCTAACCACTTATTTATGTGACTCTTGCTAGGTTTGTTACTTTTATTCCAATCCATTAATATAATATTTTTTTTTGTACATAATAAATCATATGGAGTGGGTATATAATTACTGAATTTTTTACCGTGCGTGGCACTCATAATAGAAGCCATAATGGATTGGAATGATTCATATTGCGTTTCACCTTCAGTAGGTTGGACACATAATTTAGTAATAGGTTCATTATAGTCAATACTGCTATCATTATTATAACTAAAATATATCATATCCCTGTTTTTCTTAGAACCTGTGACTAATGGATTATCAATGACATAATCTTTAATCATATCAATATTTTGATTAATTAATCTAAAATCATTTAAATAATCATTACAGGAAGCGTATTCATTAATACCTTTTTTAATATCTTTTTGTTCTTCTTTGAAATAATAAATAAATAGTTCTAAAATTTCTGGATCGGATTCAATTAAATCTAATGTTTTTTGGGCACATACTTGTGTGTTATATGCCAATACATTAAATTTATCAATATCAACTGGAGATTTAATATTTTGAGGTCCGACTTCTTTAAAATCATCGGTATTATTAAGAGTAATAAAATATGCAAACATTTGACAAAACCCTTGAGTATTTACAGATTGATAAAGATTATATGGATCACATATTTTGTCATTCAATAAAGATTTATAATGTGTGCAGGACGATGGTTTATAAAATATAACTTTATTCATTATATGAATATATTCATATATTTAAATAAATTTAAATAAATTTTTCAAATTTTTTTTGATGGAGATTTCTTTTTTGATTTCACTGTGGGTTTTGATTTAGTAGTTCTTTTTAAGGTACTAAATTTAGTAATTAAAGAATTATATAATACTAAACATTCTTCTGGTTCTATTCGTTTATTATAATCAGGATAACACATTCTTGAGAATAGATTAAATAATTCTGTTAAAAATGGACTATTTTTAATAAATTTTGATTGATTATAATCAATAAATAAGTATGGTATCATAATACCTAAACTAAATACATCAATCATAGAGTATAGTTGTTTATAATTTCTTTTTGAATCATTTTTTAGAGAATGTTCAGCGGCGCCTTTGAAATCATAACCTAATAATTTATATATTTTGACGCCTTTATCGTAATGTTTCCTTTTTGTTATTTTTAATAATTCTTCAGGAGATTCATGTTTAGGAGAGTGTGAGTAAATATATTCAATCGGATACCATAAATAATATCTCCGGTTATTTAATTCAGATAAAGACCTATTCTTAAAATGCGTATAATCATTTAATTCAGATGATAATCCAAAATCTATATATTTAAATACATTTTTATGTAATACAATATTATTTACTTTAATATCTAAATGACTTATATTATTCTTATATAATTCATTCAACCCAATAAATAATGGTTCCATTTTTAATAATAAGATATACATAGATTTGTCGATATTTTTTTTATTATTTATAACTTTCTGAACAAAATGATCTTCAAATGTATCGCCGCCATACAACCCAACCATCATATTATTAGTTTCATTAAATTTGTCTTCATAATATTTTTCCATACATTTTAAAATATCTTTATCATAATTTTTAAGAATATTGCCATAGAGGGGCGCCTTGCAAAATTTATCATATATTAATGCCCAATCATTATAACCTTTGATTTTTTTAATTAATCCATTTATTTTTCTTTCTTGAGTGAGATATTTATCTGATTTTGATCCATGAACTATTTTAGATATTTTAGTATTGTCAACACTATCTTTTGAGTTTACACATGGAATATTTGGTCGAAATATACAAGAACTTGACCCAGTTGCTAATATTTTCGCGCCTTTTCCTCTATTATCACTTATAGATGTTTCTATATCTTTATTAATTAGTTTACCGCCATACATATATTATATGTAATATTTTATTTGTTTATACAAATAAAATAAAATATTATATTGAAATATTATGGATAATAACAATTCTATTTTCGTCCAAGCCAAAATCGAATATACACACCAATTAGTAGATACACTAAAACCAAGTTTATATGATGGTATAAAATCTATTTATGATGATGCAAAAGATTTATATAAATCGAATTCTTCAACTTCATTATTATTTATTTTTAGAACATTATTAGAAAAAATACCTGAATGGAATAATGAATTAATTATAAATGAAACAGATAGAATTATTGAATGTTCTAAATGTGATTGGTTAGATGAATTAGTCACAGCTGTTTATATTAGTCATACTAAAATTTTAATGTCTATTGGTAACAGTAATTCTAATAAAATAAATTTAACAATACCTAAATTAATAAATTTTATACATAAATGCTATATAAATATAGCTAGAGAAATATGGAAAAACCCATTATTATTTTCAGAAGATATATCTGGATATGAATATCAAAAAAATATGAATGTTATTGAAAATATTATTTGTAATTGTATAGAAAATACAATAAGAATATCATTACCTGTTAAAGAAATTCTAAAAGAACATTTAGATATTAATGACAATAAATCAAATACTGCACCCAATGAAAGCAAATTACTAAATGAATTAAAAGAATTATTATTAAATAGTAAAAAACAAGATTTAATTGAAAATAATAATGATGATAATGATAATGATAATGATGATAAAGATACTGATGATAAAGATACTGATGATAAAGATACTGATGATAAAGATACTGATGATAAAGATACTGATGATAAAGATGATAAAGGTGCTGATATAAAAATAGACGCTGCTGATAAAATTAATTTAAAACCTAAAAATGTTTTTATAAATGATAGTGGTTATGAATCACCAGATGAAGATACTATCATTAAAAAAGTAGAAAACATAGAAATAAATGATATCCCAGATATCTCTAATACAGAAAATGCCGTTGAAACCGTATATGATAATCCAAATATTATAGATAATCCTCAAAAAGAAAATGATGAATTGTACCAGAAATTAATAAAAATAAACGAAAATAATATGAATTTACCTGATTCAGATAACCCCATCAGAGTAGAAAAGGTTGAAAATTTAATTAATAAAGATATATTAAAAGATAAAAATGAAAACATATTAAAAGAACCAGATATACTATCAGATCCAATATCAATTGAAGATGAACTTGAAAAACAAGAAAGTGTAAGAGGGTATGATAAAATACAAGATATTACTAAAGAAGAAACTAAATTTAGTAAAGATACTGTGGAAAAAATTATAGTTGATCCCCAATCTGAACATAAAAAAAAAGATTTAACTTATATTGAAGATATTATAGATAGCGATAATCAGAAAAAAGAACAAAAAGAAATAGTTTCAGTTAATAAAAGAGATGATGATACAGAAACTATTGATTTATTTTATAATGATTTAAAAGAAATATCTGATGAAAAAGGTTTAACAATGGAAACCGTTGACGAGGATAAATACACATTATTTGATGATTTATAAATGAATAATCACATTATTTGATGATTTATAAATGTATATAATTTATTTTTGTATTTTTTATATATTAATATGTTATAAAAAAATGAATAATAGCATTGTTATGGATATTATATTAAGTTTATCATTAATATTTATATATTATATATATACCAAAATCGATAAAGAAGTCAAATTAATTAATACTAGACAAATGATTGCTTTATTTATAATTAATATGGTTATATTAAATATAATTAAATTATTATTTTCATGTAATGTTTCATCTGTTAATAATAAATGTTCTATACCATTTCATGACAAACCTCCATTTTAAATATTAAAATTTATAATAAATTTTCTTAGGGAAATTCTTCTTTTTAGTTCTAAATTCTTTAAATATTTCATTTTGAATAATGGTTAATGGTAAACAATTATCAGCGTATTTAGCAATAGATACATACATATCAAAATTATCTTCTAAATAATATAGTTCTAAATTATTTTCACCTAATGTAAATGAATAAATAAAGTCTATAATATATTGTTTATCTTTATAATCTATATCTTTATCATAATTTAGTTCATCTAATATAGTAATAGCTAATCTGGATAAATCAAAATTATAATTTGGTTTTATATCATATTCTTCATTAGTTTTTTTATATAAAAAAGTATCTATAGGATATTTATATTGTCCATCTGCTTCACCATATTTACTAAAACAGTCACTAAAAAATAATTTATTTTTGAATGTAAATATTGCTCTTCCGAAATCTATAATTTTAAATATATATCCAAATGTAGGTACTTTAAAATATATATTATTAAATTTATAATAAAGATATGTTTTATCTGTACGCTGATACATAATATTATCAATATGCAAATCATTATGAGTAAATAGAAAATGTTTTTGTAGATATGCCAATCCATATGAAACTTGGAACAAACAAGATAAAATTAATTTATCATTAAAATTATCTGATAATATTTCAGATAATAATCCATCTAATTTTTCTATAAAAAATAGTTGGCATGGAATATTTTTGACCGCTGAAATATAATCACTATCATCCTCTGAATCTGAATCCATATAAATATCCATTTTAAATTGATCTCCTAGATTTTTATGAAACCATGCCTCCTCTTTAAATTCATGGTAATCTTCTGAAATATCAAAATTATATTTTTTCATTATACCATTTATAGAACCATAGTATATAGGAAAATTAGGTAAAATATCATTTTCACTTAATTCTGAACATATAAATGAAAAGAAAGTATCTATATATGCTGTATTATTCATACTATTTACTTTTTCTGATGTATTAGCATTATAATTTGATGGTAATAATGGATTTCTATGAACTAAATTATTATAGTTGTTTTTAATGAAATATAATGGCTCCAATATTGGAATTATTTTACAAAATACTTCTAAATTTAATAGTTTATGTTCTTTAGAATCATAAACAGTACCGTTTAATAAACAATTAGAATGATAATATTTAAATTTAGTAAAATCTGATAATTTATGAATATAATATCTTCTTTTTAAATCAATATATCTATGTGAATTTTTTGTATTATAGATGTGAAAATATAACGAATATAAAGGATTATATAATTGTAAATTACTCATATCAAATAGAACAGAGCATGATTTATATAAATTATTTATTAATTTTTTATCCCAAATATATTTATTTACATATAAATCTGACATAGTTATAAAAATTATTTAGAATTATTTTGTTATTTAAACTAATTATCATTATCATCTTCATCTTTATTCATACCTAATTTAGAAGCAAATTGTTTTCCAGTTGTATTCATGAATTGTATAGCATCTTTAGTACATTTTTCATTTAAATATACATTTTTAGTTGGATTTATCTGTTTATATAAAATTAAGATATCTAAGATATGTTCAAATTGTTCTTGGGGTAGATTTTCAAACATAATTATATATATATATATTAAAAAATATATGTTTTTAAATATTAAATAATTTATATTAAATATTATAATGACTGAAATACAATTAAAGAAGTTTAATATGTCAGATATTAAAGATGATAAAGTTGTAGTATTAATTGGTAAAAGAGACACAGGAAAATCATTTTTATGTAAAGATATATTGTATCACCACCAAAATATACCTGTAGGTCAAGTTATTTCAGGAACAGAAGGTGCTAATCAATTTTATAGTAAAATAGTCCCTAAATTATTTATTCATGGAGAGTTCGATACTCAAATAGTTCAAAATATGATTAAAAGACAAAAAATTATGATTGATAAAATCAATGCGGGTGACACTACTATAGATCCGCGTTCATTTTTAATATTAGATGATTGTTTATATGATAATACATGGGCAAAAGACAAGTATATGAGGTCAGTATTTATGAATGGACGTCATTTCAAGATGTTATTTTTATTAACTATGCAGTATGCTTTAGGTATTCCTCCAAATCTAAGAACAAATATTGATTATGTATTTATTCTAAGAGAAAATTATGTAAGTAATAGAAAAAGATTGTATGAACATTATGCTGGCATGTTCCCATCATTTGAAATGTTTTCTCAAATAATGGATCAATGTACTGAAAATTATGAATGTTTAGTAATAAATAATAATGCGAAATCAAATAAATTAACTGATCAAGTATTTTGGTATAAAGCAGTTCCGCACGACGATTTTAAAATAGGTGCGCCATCTTTCTGGGAATATTCAGAAAAAAATATATTAAAAGAAGGTGAAAATAATCAAATAAGTTCTGGATATAAAAATAAAATATTAGTCAAAAAAAATGATTTATATTAAATTTCTTGATATCCCGGTGTTAAATTACCATCACAATGTTTAATAGCCGGGAACCCTTTCACTTCTGGAGGACAAGATCCTTTATCTTTAGCACAATCTATATAAGTGTGTTCAATACCTTTGTCCTCTAAATATTTCTTTTGCTTTTTGGTCCATCCGCACCAATCAGCCCCATATACAATAGGTTTGCAACTATTTTCGGTATTGTTATTATTATTATTTGCCGAACCCTTATTAACTACTCCAACACCGGAAGAATCATTATTATCCATATTACCTTTACTAAATTGTGAAGGACCTGCCCCAGGGAGATAATTAACAACATCTTTAAGATTAGTTAAACCAAAACTTTTAAGAGTTGAATAATCCCCTTGTAATGTTTTAGGTATTTCTCTGCCATATGGACCTTGAGCACTTACATATAACTTTTCACCTTCTATATTTCCTTTTAATACAGTCTTCTCTGAACCACCTCCCATTGAATTGACCCCAGATAAATTACAATCTCTACTGGCACTATCATTAGGATTACTTGCTGGTTGACCTGTACCGCGACCGCATGTATCACCAAGACTGTTTGCAGTATTATTATTACCTGACCCGGCATCACACCCTTGACCTTCGATTAATTTACTGAACATTTTAGTATTACAATCAACAATAACAAACCCAACTAATACTAATAAAAAAATCAACATGAAATCACGTTTTTTACCAATATTTTCGATACTCTTAAAAATATTTACCATTTTATAATATAATATATATATTTTTTTTATCTTAATTATTAAATTTAATGAATCATATCTTCTAATTTCCAATATTCATATTTACCATTAATAAATCTTTTTAAAATAAATGGAATTTTTTTATCATTTAATTCTTCGAGTGCAATATCATAAATATTATCATATTTACTATAATCCTTAATTAATGGTAAACATCCTGATTCTAATTGCTCACACCTTTTTGACAATATTTTAGTTTTCTCATATTTACTTAATACTTTTGAAGATTTATTATGTTTTTTAAAATTAATATAATTTTTTTTAAAAACATTTATATCTTCCATATTTTCTACAATATGTTCTTCAACGCCCATATCAATATCATCATCAGATTCTCCCGATTCTAATCCAATATCTACAGATTCAATAAAATTTATAGGATCTATAATATCATCATCTTCGTCCATTTATTATAATATAAAAAATATATTTAAATAAATTCAAATTTATTAATTTATTTATTAATTTATTTATTAATTAATTTATTAATTTATTTATTCGTCCATTTTTGTCCACAGTAATTACAACTATAAATATATTTCATATTTTCTTTATCATATTTTATATAAATTATATCTGACATTTTTTCTTCAACTATAGATATACATTTAGAATTAGGGCATTTAATATTCTTATTATGAATATGGGGTAAAGTCAAATCATAATTAATAAATTTATTATTATTTATACTCTCGCTCAAATCTATGTTAAAATCATTATCATAAATTAGATTTTCCTTATAATCTACTTTATTCGCACATGCTTTACAATATAAATATAATTTAGATGTATCTTTATCCAAATAAATATACATAGAATTATTACAATTATCACAGAATTGATTTTCCATTATATTATTATTATTATAAATTATTTATTAAATATATATTTCAAATTTAAAATTATTATTCTAAACTAATATTAATTTTATTACAAAATTCTTTAAAATTATTTAATAAATTATTATAATTAATTGAATAATTAACTGCATAAATTGAAATTAGTATCTTTTTAGAGTCAATATCCTTATATTTTAAAATATTATTATAAATATCTTTATAATTTTCATTAAAATTTTTATAAATAGCATCTTTAAAAACTATAAATTTCGGCGGGATATCTAAATAATTTTTTATTAATAATGAATTAATATTCTCAAAAAATATTATATCATTATAATTATTAATAATATCAATTTGATGTTTATTTTTCTTATAAAATCCTGGTTCATTTAATAATGGATCACAATCTAATAGTGATTGCATTGATAATAATACAGTAGATACATCCATTATAGTTGTCCATCCTGGTCCCGACCAGGTTCCTAATATTGATAAACATACTTTACCATATCCAGATTTATGTGATTTTACATATAAATTTGGATGTATTCTTACATTACCTCTAGACACATATGAAACATCTGGTGGAGAATATGGATAATTTTTAGGAAAAGTTATATTAAAAAATAAATATCCTCCTTCATATAAGGTGTTTTTAGGACCTATAATCATAGCATGTGCTTCTAACATATTTTCTTCATTAAATTCTATATATATACCATGATCATTTAATTTATAATGTTCGATAGATTTTATATCTTTATTAAGAATTCTTTTAATAGCTTTATTCATAATAATATAATTAATATTACAATATTTATACTTAAATATTTTATAAATTTGATAATTAAATTTATATATCTCAAAAAAAATCTATATTTAAAAATAAATTTGATAAAATTAATATATTTATAGAATTTATTAAATGGATCAACTATCTAATTTCTTATCAAATAAAAGAAAAGGTAATAATCAAGAACCTACACATATTGTATATGATAGTAATTCAAGTCTAAGAGGTTCATACAATATTGAATCATCAGAAATACCTAAACTATTTGATATAGTTGAAAACATAAGAGGTACAGGATTAAATGTATCGTTGTTAGAAAGATTAGGTGATATATGTCCATTAATTATTGATTTAGATTTCAAATATAAAGATAATATTACTTGTAGACAATACACAACTGAATTCCTCAAACAATTATCTATATATTTATATAAAAAAATTAATGAATTATATAATTTAACTTCTGATATTCAATCCCATATATGGATTATGGAGAAACCTAATATTTCTGAATGTGATAAACCACAATATTCTAAAAAAGACGGTATTCACTTAATATTCCCTGATATTGTTGCTGAAAAATCGGGTTATATTAAATTGATGGAAACTATAGTATCTGACAAAGATATTGTAGATACATTATTCAAAGATTATAATATTTCTGTACCATCTAATGATATTATAGATATTTTTGATACTCATATATATAAACCGGGAAATTGGTTCATATATGGTTCTGGTAAACCAGGTGATACCACATATGAATTAACTCACATATATAAAATTAATGAAAATAATGTTGAAGAACAATCTATAGATATTTATTTAGAAAATCCTAGAGAAATCATGGATAAATGTAGTGTTCGTATTAATAATAATATTAATGTGATCTATAAAGGTCCTGAAATACTTAAAAAGATAACCCCTATAAGAAGTGTAAATTCACAAATCGATTTAACTGATATTGAAAATATGGCTAATGTCGTTAGAATTAAAAAAGAAGACTTAGACTTTGCTAAAAAACTATCTAATATTCTTTCACAAGAACGCTCGTCTGATAATAAAACATGGATAGATGTTGGATATTGTTTACATAGTATCTCACCTAATCATTTACTAAACTCATGGATTAATTTTAGTAAGAAATGGATCGGTTATTGCAATCAAGAGGAATGTGAAAGACAATGGGATTATATGAATAATACTAATACTCCTCAATACACTATGGGTACCCTAATATTCTGGGCAAAACAAGATAATCCTGACGAATTTAGTAAAATTCAAAAAGATTCACTAAGTAAATTAGTTGATAAATCATTAATTGGTGAAAAAACTTGCGGCGCTCATACAGATGTAGCAAATATTGTATATAATTATTATAAAAATTTATTTGTATGTAGCGGATTAAAAGAAAATGCATGGTTCTATTTTAATGAAATTAATGGTCGTTGGAAAGAAACAGAACAAGGGCATATTTTACGGATGAGACTGTCCTCTGATATTATAGATATATATCAACATTACAGTGAAATTTATAAAGATAAAAGAGGTCCTGATCCTGAAACAGAAACATATGAAATTTATGATAGAAAACATACAAATTGTATGAAAGTTATGATTAAATTAAAGGATTCTAATTATAAAGATAAAATTATGAAAGAATGTAAAGAAAAATTCTATGATGGTGAATTTATGGATAAATTAAATAGTAATAAAAATTTAGTTGGTTTTGATAATGGAGTCATTGATTTAAAATATGAAACAATTAATTATAACGGTAATCTTAAAGAAACTATATTTAGACAAGGTCGTCCAGACGATTATATTAGTTTATCTGTAGGTTATTCATTTCCTGTAGATATTGCAGATTTGCCTATAAACATTGATAAAATTAAAGATAATATTGTTCATATTAATGATTATGAATCATTAAATGCAGACCTGGATGACTTTATAGAAAAAGTATTACCAAATGAAGATGTCCGAGATTATACTTTAAGATTCTTATCCAGCTGCCTAAGTGGTGAAGTCAGAGAAGAAAAATTCTACTTCTGGACTGGTTCTGGTGCTAATGGCAAATCAAAAATTACAGATCTAATTACGTCTACATTAGGCGGATATTCTAAAACTATGGATGTATCTTTCTTAACAACTAAAAGAGGTAGTTCTTCTAGTGCTTCTCCCGAATTAGAAGCAATTCGTTATGCTCGGTTTGTATCTATGTCAGAACCTGAAAGAGATGACCAAATATATGTTGGCAAACTCAAACAAATTACCGGCGGTGATACTATGACCAGCAGAGGATTATTTAAAGATACAACTGAATTTAAACCACAATTTAAATTAATGCTTATGTGTAATGAATTACCAAAACTCGCTGGTAATGATGGTGGTGTTCATAGACGTATTGAAGTTGTTGATTTTATCTCTAAATTTACAGATAATCCTAGACCATCTGTAAATAACCCTCACCAATACCACGCTGATTTAGAACTTGGTACCAAATTAAAAAAATGGAACATCCTATTTATGATCAAATTATTAGATTATTATAAAATATATGATAAAGAAGGAACCAAAGCACCTTCTTCAGTCACAGAAGCAACTAAAATATATATTACTGAAAATGATGTCATGCAAAAATGGATATCTAATGCTTTAGAAGAATCAGATAATCCTACTCCATTTGATGATTTACTAGATAACCTTAAATCTTGGTGTGAAGATGAAGGATATGACTTTAGAAAAATCCAAAAACAAGAAGTTAAAAAAGTACTAATTAAAGAACATGAAAAAACAACATACGGATCTCCTATCTTCGGTAAAGTATTAGCAGATAATGCCCCTAATGGTACCAGCAGAAATCCTAAATTTAATTTTAAGAATATTGAAGATTAGTAAAATGTTCTTTAGTTATATTATACCCTAAATCTAACATTATTTTTTTTTGTTCTTTGGATATATTAAAATTAGTTACCCCAATGCCTAATTTTCCCACATTTATTAAAATTGTTCTATTATTTTCATATTTTAATAATATATTTGGATCATACATTTCCCACCCTTTTATTATAAAATCAAATACATTATTTATCTCATAATCATCCTTGGTCTTTAATAAATTTATACATAAATATTTATCAGATTCATTTTCTTCTATAGGACAATTACCACATAATCCTCCATCTAAATATAAATAACCTTTATATTTAGTCGGTTTAAATAACAAAGGAATACATGTAGTCATCTGTATTAATTTTAATATATTCATTTTAGGATTATTAATATGATCTATATATTCTACTTTCTGCTTCGATACATTTATAGCCTTCACCACTATATGAATACCACTTATCTTATATAATTTTAATAATGACATTTTATCAATATTATATTTCTCTTTCAATACTTTTTTTACATAAATATGGTTTTTATTATAATTTATAAATCCATAATTATCTACTAAACTCTTTAATGATAAGTCATTAATATTCAACATTTCATTAAAATCAAAATTAAATATCTCATCTTTAATATATTCATAATCATATTTTAATAATATTACTGTTACCATAAATAAATAACTTGAAGACACACAATATATTTTTTTAATATTATTTAACTCTTTATCTATCATTCTTTCTTCAATCAAATAATTTAGAAATCCTAAAAAAATAATTGCCTTGGACGACGCCCCACAAAATATTAAAGTATCAATTTCCATATTATTTTATTAATTATATATTATGAGTTCTTTAAACATAAATTCACTATTTGAAGAACAAGATAAAAAAGTACTTAATAGATTGAAAATGTTTGATGATATTTTACTACAAATACATAATAAAATTAAATTAAATTCACAAAACAAAACATTTTTCTGCACCCATGAAATACCTGAATTCTTAATAGGTAAACCATTATATAAAATAGAAGACTTAAGAAAATATTTAATAGATTCTTTAAAAAGAGATAAATTCGATGTATTATACATACATCCTAATTTATTATTCATCTCATGGGAAAGATTAAAAAATAATAAAAGAAATGTCAATAAACCGCAAACTACTAATTCCAATAACAATTTCAAAAAAATAGATGACTATAATCCTACTGGAAATCTATTATATAATGATAATATATTATCTAATATTGATAAAAAATTTAATTAATAAGAATTCTTACCCATCTTGAAAATATAATCTACTAATAATAATATGAAAATGCATGTCATTATATATACTATAATATCATTAATATCTTTAGAATTACTATCATTAGAAAATCCTTCCAAAACATTAAATTGTTGATTATCAATATTATTAAATCTTTCTTCTATATATTTTTTATATTCTTCAACTTCTTTTTCTAAATGTTTTGTATAATCTTTTAATTCTTTAAATTGTTGATCTAGAATATCTTCACCAGTCGGAATATTACCCGTAGGAATATTTTGATCACTGACATTTTTGACAGGAGATACTTCAGGTATTTTTAATTCTGTTGAGCTATTACTTACAATATCATTATTACCATTATTACTTACAATATCATTAGAAGAACTATTAGAACTTTGATCAAAACATTGAGAAAGTAAAGCAACCATTTAATATATATATATATATTTTTTATTTATAAAATATATATATATATATGTATTTATTTGATTATTTAACAAATAATTATTTATTCTTAAGTGGGACGTTTTTACTTAATATGTTTGGTGGCAGAATGTTATTTCAAGATATACAACCACATATTAATAATCAATTTTATTTAAAACATTTATTCATATTTTGTTTATTTTTCATCGCTACAAAAGATATTAATTTATCATTAATTTTAATAATTATGTATATATTTTTTATGTCATTTTTAAATGATTTTAAATCAAATGTAAAAAATTCAAATACTGAAAATAATATAAAAGAAAAATTAGATGCAGCAACCCAAATGTTAGAAGATATTAAACTAAATATGTAATTTATTCTATAAATTTAAAGTTATACCTTTAGTGGAATTCCTATCACTATCTCCACTCATTATAGATAAATTATCTAAATCAGGCATTGAATTGGGTTGTAAATTTAAATTTCTTATTACTTCATCTATATCTCCTACAGGTCCATCCATATCTGGCCTTTGATTTGATTGTGACGGTTGTTCTTGGTTCATCATATTAGGCATAGATGATTGTTGTTGTTGTTCCATACCCGGTTGTGCCATAGAACCAACAGCTGCCTTGGCGAATTGTTTCATTAAATCGGGATTCGTCTTCATTATATCATTCATATTAGGTATAGATGATTTAAACATTGTATTCGACAAATGAAACATAAATGCCGATCCCCCTAACATCATAACTAATTTGAGTTCTGGTGCAACTTCACCACCTCCCCCATATTTTTCATATAATTGTTCAAATACTTCATCAAAATCCTCTACACTTTCATTTACTGACTCGGACCATCCATCTAATTTAACATCGAATGGATCAAACTTACTATTTAAAAACTCTGCCCCGGAAACCGCCGCCATCAATATTTTTCTTTGAAATTTTACTGAATTTGATGTATCTCTCTGTTTTTTTAATTTAATATATTCATTTCTCATTTCATCTAAATTAGAATTCATATTATAATTTGTCGATGTTCTAGTCCCTTGATTCTGTAATTTACTAAATTTATATAATAAATCTATCTTCTCATTTTTTATTTCTGTTTGGGATAATACATGAACAGGTTTATATTCATCTGGAACTATATTATTCATTATAGGATCATTCATTGGTGCAGGTACATCTTTGCCGTCTGCTTGTTCATCTTTAAAAAATGAATGACTCTCTGATATATCTGTTTTTACAGATTTTACATCATCAGACATATTTGATTTAGGAGAACTATTCCCACCAATCAATAAATCAATACCTATAGAATCAGTATTACTACTTATATTAGTATTTATGTTTTTAAAATCATCATCTAAATTAATATCAAGTTTCTCCATATATATTGTAATTAAAAATATTATTATATTTAATACGCATACTTTTAAATATTAAAAATTTAAATATTTCAAACATTAAATATATCCCCTACGTTTTGTGGTAAATCCTCAATATTTACTTTATAATGTTCTTCTATTTCAGATAATTTACCTTGATCGCGAGGTCCTACTAAATTTATTGCAACACCCTTTCTACCATATCTCCCGGATCTACCTATTCTATGAATATATGTTTCCTTTGACCTAGGTAAATCAAAATTAATTACTAAATTTAACTGTTGAACATCAATACCTCTCGCTAGTAAATCCGTTGACAATAATAATCGAGTTTTACCATTTTTAAAATCTAATATTTTACTCTCACGTTCTTCTTTAGTAATTTCTCCATGAATATAATCTACTGGATAATTATTTTTAATTAATTCTGTATAAATATTCATTAATTTATCTTTATAATTTACATAAATAATACATTGTGCTATATTTAATAAATTATATAAATCTAATAATGTATCATATTTCCATTCTTCATTTATAAGTACTTTAAATTGTTTAATACCTTCTAAACTTACATTTTTATTCTCAACTATAATAGATTCAGGATTATTTAGAAATTTATTACTCAAGTCAAGTGTCTCTTCCGTCTTTGTAGCACTAAATAAACATATTTGACAATCTTTAGAAATATACTTAATTATATTATAAATTGTATCTCTAAATCCATCTGATAACATTTCATCTGCTTCATCAATTACCAATAATTTTATATTTTGTGTATATAAATATCTCCTATTTATCATGTCTGCTACTCTGCCAGGAGTCCCTATAATAATTTCAGGTTCTTTCTCTAAATTTCTCTTACATTCATCTAAACTTGTTTTCCCTACAACCTTCATAATATTTACATCCATATATTGACTGAGCGCTTCCATTACATCATAATTTTGATTCACTAACTCATATGTTGGATTCAAAATCAATATTTGTGTTTTTTTTAAATCTTCATCTAATAAATTTAGGGAACCAATCGTAAATGCCCCCGTTTTACCCGTGCCAGACTGAGCTTGAGCATATAAATCTTTCTTAGAATTTAATATCGGTAACGCTTTGCATTGAATATCAGATGGATTCTCAAACCCATATGAGTATATACCTCTTAATAATTTTTCCTTTAAATCAAAATCGTCAAATGTTGTCATCTCCTTATATATATTTATTATTAAATTATCTTTAATATATATATTATTATTGAATATTTAACATTTTTTTTATACCTTCTATATCAGAACCATTGAAAGTATTTATACAGTTTTTATCTTTCATTAAACAAAATGAAGGCATAGATTTTATTTTAAATATTTTTAAAATCTCCGCATTTCCCTCTTTATCTACATCTAATTTATATATTTTCACTAAATCTTTATTCAATTTTTCATATAATTTCTCTAATTCAGGATATATTCTTTTACACGGTCCGCACCAACTGGCTGTAAAAAATAATAATACATATTGTTCACAATTTAAACATTTATTTAAATTTTCTAACCCTGATATATACTCCATATTTATATTATTACATTTTTTATTTAATTAATTAACTTATATAATTAATTCTGCCCTAATTGGATGTCTATTTGACAGATATCTCAATTTATATACTAAATTTCTCTGCAAACCTACCAATGTCAAACCTAATATTAAATCTATTATTTTTATATATGTTTCATTTAATTTAAAAAATTTTATATATTTTCTTACTATGTAAAAATGAAATAAATATATTAATATCCCTACTAACATTATATGAACTAATATTATAATAAATACTTCTGAATCGGTTGATTCCTCTATTTTATGATCAAGGTAAAATACATGATCAACCATAGGAGCGAATACTAACAAAAATGATATAACTATTATCAATAAAAAAAATACTGGCAACATATTAAAAACCATATATATAATATTAAATATTTTTTTTAATCTGACTCATAATCACTATATGAACTATCCGAACAATTTTCTAATGCCTCCACACGCTTATCTTCTTCTAACATTTCATTATGATATTCTAATCTTTCTATATCCCACGGTGAAATTTCAATTTTGAACTTCTCCACCTTTTTATTATCAGTAATCGGTTGAGGATATTTATTAAAATCATCTACGTTTACTAAATTATCCCAATAATTCTTCCCATATGTTTCGTGCATATTTTTACTACACAAATATGAACATATATATTTGTTTTCACCTTCAATATTTAAATTTATAAAATATTTCGGTGTACATTTTGAACACTTGTCACATTCATATAGAACCTTTTCATTTTCCATCACTTTCCCAACTAACTTATCAGAGAAAGACGCCTGGTTCATTTTATTATTATTTAATTTAGACTATTATTCAACTTTATACTATTAACTTTTCAAATTTCAAATTTCAAATTTATTAAATCTACATTCAAACCCCCATTGACCATAAATATATTATTCAATATTATTCAATATTATTCAATATTATATTTAAGAACATATATACTATAATATAAATATTTGTAAATTTGATTATTATACACAAACTAATTTATGACGACAATGATGATTTCAAAGCAAGATATTATTGAATACATTAATAATAATTACCCAGATATCCATTTAGAACTCAATTCATTCAAAAATAATATCATAGATGAATTATTAAATATATTTAACATTATTTCTATCAATCAAAACGATTTCCAATTAAAATCACAAAGATATTTTATAGAAACTGTTGTTGATGAATTATCCGAAAAATATAAAATATTTTATGAAAGACAATATAAATTAAATGAATTATTGAAATTAAAATTACCCGAACAAAGGTCTCCAGAATGGCACCTATTAAGACAAAATATTTTAACTGCCAGTTCATTTGCTGCTGCTATGGATAAATGCCATTTTAGATCTAGAGATGAATTAATATATAGTAAAATTATCCCAGAACCATATGAAAGTAACCCTATTACAGAATGGGGTGTAAAATATGAAGAAATTGCCACATTATTTTATCAATCAATCACTGGAACAGTTATTAAAGAATTTGGTATGATTCCACATCCCACTTTCCCTATTTTCGGTGCATCGCCTGATGGAATTTGTGACGATACTGGACCTATGGAATTCTGCTCAAGAATGTTAGAAATTAAGTGCCCGCCCAAAAGAAAATTCACTAAAAGTGTCCCACCACATTACATGATGCAAATGCAAGGACAACTAGAGGTTTGTGATCTTGATGAATGTGATTTCTTACAAGTTAAACTTGAAGAATATGATACATTATTAGATTATAAAAATGACATCTTTGATAGTTCTGAACCATACAAATCTATTAATGAAGAATATGATAATATTATTAACGGTAAAACTAAAGAAAATTTACCCAAAGGTGTCACTATCAGCTATGTAAAAGAAGGAGACGCTTCTCATAATTTGAGCTATTTATATCCTAAATTATATCAAACTCATGAACAATATCTAGAGTGGATCGATGAATATATTAAAAAAGGATATAATATTGTTGAAACAAAATGGTGGAAAATTACAAGATATGAATTATCATTAGTTCATAGAGATAAATTATGGTGGAATGATCATATTGAACACATCATTAAATTTTATAATGACTATATTGAATATAAAAGTAATCCTGATAAATTAAATGAACTAAAGGCGCAAATTAACAATAAAAAGAAAAAGAAAAAGAATGAAATATTTATACCTGCCAAATTACCACCTTGTGCATTCATTGAATAAATTTGAAATTACCATTTAACTTTATTCACATTTCAATCAACGTACTGTTTAAAGAACAAACATACGTAACAAAACACTTAAAACACTTAAAACTTCAATCAAAACACTTCATAAGTATGACTTCTGCTGAATTTCTCAAGCATCTTACTACATTCATTTCAGATATGGACGAGACTGAACATCAAGAACTTGTTGATACATGGATGGGTGATGAGAAAGTCAAGCGGTTTCTCCATACTGATGATGCATCAGATACCGAAGATACTCCAGTTATTCCTTCAAAAATCGAAGAAATTTCAGATACTCCCCCCAAGAAAGTATCGGAACCCAAAAAGAAGACACCTCCCACAGATTCTTCTAAGAAATTCGATCCCCTGAAGTTCCTCAAGGAAAATCCTGATACTCTCATTGAGTGTCAACAGGAAAATCCTAAGAAACTAAAATCAGCAGCATATGACTTCTACGAAGGATATAAACATGCTACTAATCTTGAGGAGTTTCTTGAAACGGCACAGAATAAACATCTTCGGTATGACTTTCAGATGGGATTTCTTCATATTCTTGACGATCGCGTAACTAATATTGAACCAAAAAAGAAGAAGACACCTTCAGAGAAGAAATCACCTGCCAAGAAGAAGACTCCTGTAAAGAAGGTACCTGCCAAGAAGAAGACACCTGTCAAGAAGAAGGTTCCTATCAAGGAGGTAGTATCCGAAGAAGAAGAACAGACAATTGACAAAAAGGAAGAAGAAGTATCTGAAGAAGAACAGACAATTGACAAAAAAGAAGACGAAGAAGAAATCCTAGATAATTTCGCCTTCATATCATCTACAACATCTGAATCTGATGTTGAAGATGATGATGATGATTGGCCTTCAAAAGTAATTGATGGTGTCGAATATTTATGGAATGAATCAGATTCCCTACTAATTGACAAGACATCTGCTGAACATATCGGATATCTTGATGACGATGGAACAATCGATTACACAGGAAATGGCGAAGATATCCATGAAAAGAATAAAACCAAATAAATATTAAAAACATAAAAATAAAAAAAATAAAAAAGAATAAAAAACAAAAAAAAGAAAAGTAAAAAAATAATAAAACACAAAAAAATAATAACTTTTTTTTAAATTTATTATAACTTTAAAATATTATGTGCATAACAATTTATAATCTTCAAATGCCGTTTGATATCCAATACCACCTGGGAATTTTCCACATATTGACGGAGGTAATAACTTAAAATTCTCCATGAACTCTATCTTTTTTTTATAATATTTAGGTGTAATATATGTTTTAGTAAACCAAAATTTACGCCAACATCTCTGAATACATTTTACTGATACAAATTTATTTATCAATAAACAATTAACACGATTTTCTCTATTCATATGGTATTCATATGGTGTCACCCCCATATAATTTTCTATCTTAGGGTTTGCTCCGCATATTAATAATTTCAATATATTTACAGGTTCATGCTGAACATGTAATGCTGTATTCCCTAATATATTTGCATGATCTAAATCTTGATTATTCTCGTCGAATAATTCTATTATATCTTTATTTATACACGGTTTAAATAATAATGTTTCGCCTACTATATCCATATTATTTATCCCATTCACATAACAATAATCTAATAATATATCTAATGATTTTAAATCTTTTTGGAGAAATACAGGTGTGATTGATATATTCTTTTCAGAATAAGGATCATATCCACCTTCTATTAACATCTTATTATAATAATGACCAACTCCCCAATATTCATGATTATATACAAAATTATTCTCAATGGGATTATATCTTAATAAATATTTGACCGATTCGGGATCTTTCTGCCAATATAATGGACTGAAACCATATATATCTTTTGGATTAGGTATTGCCAACCTATCAACTAATAATTGAATTGTTTTAAATTCTTTCTGAAAATGTATTGGTCTTACTCCAGAATTATTTACTAAATTTGGATTACCACCTCTATCTAATAAATATTTCATAGTATTATATGACTGCCTAATATGTAATAATGATATATTTTGTAGTCCTTCATGAAAATCATTAAATGAATTATTTCTTTCTACATTTATCTTATATATTTTCTTTAATATATCAACATCAGGATTATTACTGAATTGATTAATTAGTTCTTCAAATGAATTATTCATGTAGTTTATAATAAAATATTAATTAATTTATATCAAATTTATTTCTTTGATTTTCTTTTAGATTTCTTTCTTAAAGTTTTCTTCCTTGATCCTTTTTTAAATGATTTCTTTTTTAATGATTTCTTTGTGGAATATTTAGGTGATTTTTTAATGTATTTCTTCTTTGTTTTCTTTTTTGATTTTTTCTTTTTTATGGATTTCTTTCTAGAGGATTTGGGTGGTTTATAAACTTTATTTGTTGAGCATGGTTGACATTTCGGGGCGCCCCCCCCAGACAGGTCTATGTCAATGTCACCGTCCCCCTCCCCATCGCCGTCCATCTCCGCTGCCTCAGCATCAGCACTCTCATCCTGTGCCGCCGCTCCGGATACGAAGACCGACTGCTGCTGCTGCTGCTGCTGCCTGGCAGCAGCAGCAGCAGCAGCTCGGCCGAATAACGATGCTGCTGCTGCTCCGTCGCTGCCTTCCCGCTCGCGATCGTGCCCCGCTGCGATCTTGATCCATTCATATAATTCTTCGTCTAATTCAGAATTCGGGTCGACCTCGATTTTGGCGTGCCATCCGCCATTACTCTTGTCCTCGGTCACGCCGTGGAACTCCGACCCCTGCCGCTTGTCCACCCAACGTGGGTCGAGCCCGAGCTCGAGGCAGCGGGCGTTGTAGCTTGCCTTGGCCGCCTCCTCCGTGGCGAAGTAGCCGAGGTACACCTTCTTCCCGCCGGGTCCTGCGGCGCTAAAAAATTGCGCCTCGACCTCACTCAACCTGCTGTACGCGTCCGAACCATACTTCCTGGCCGCCTCCGCGGTCACGCCCACAAATGTGCCAAAAGTGCCCTGGTCAATACTCCCCCATTCTTTAAAATCGTATTTAATCAGAACCTCGTATGCGGAATTTAAATGTCTGGTACACATAGCATTTAAATTATCAGGGGCCAAAGCGAGGGCGGTATAAATTTCATGAGTCCGTATTAATTGGCACATGATCTTGTGATCGATGTTCCTTCCGCGCATAATTAAATCAATGCGCTGGTATCCTTTCAGGTACGTGCTAACGAAGTCTTCGAACGCAGAGTATGTGGGTATGCCAGCTGCAGGTACGACCGGGTTCAGTTCTGCAGCCCTAGTGCGACCAGGTTTTACCGAGTACGGCCCCGTCGTTTCGCGCGGCGACCTACGGCTGGCATGTCCAACTCGGGAACCGCCGCCTTGGCCCGCCAGCTTCGTGGCCGCGCCTTTTGTTAGGTAATTTCGAGCCGCCTCATATAAATCACTAAGATTGTTTTCAGCGATTTCCCCATTATGATTGAAACCTGCGACTGCTTGTACCGCATGAGATTTCAAAATCATTAATCTAACGGTACAACAAATCGACATACTAAAAAACTCGCCTGGCGCGCCGTCCCGACCTGCGGTGCCTATTGCGGCGACGAGTGGTTTTAGGTTTTTCTCCACAACTTGGGCAGCTTGCCAATTTGCCCAGTTGGTTAAGTTAGCTATTACCGGTACCTGACTAGGGGATGCGCCAACCATGAGCGCCAACCACGGGTGATAAAATTTCCTCCAGCACTGCTCCCTCTTCTGCTCTACCCTCAATAACCTATAAAGATTATAAAGAACATTTTCAAAAATCGGGCGTGCTTCAGTAATTGTTGGGGCGGGCGTTGCAGTGGAAAACTCAAAAGCTATAAAAGGGTACTGGTTCTTGACCTCATTACAGGAAGCATGAGACCATTGATAGCCGCGCGCACGGACTTTTTTACGCCAGTCATCAAAGTCGTTAGGAAAGGCGCCATCGTGGGGGATCAACATCAAGATCGCTTGGTACATATTTTCGTGGACCACCCCGTTCAACCCACATATTAAACACATTAAGAAAACAGGTATAACATGTTCACAAGCATAACCTGTTTTGAATTCAGCAGCACCCTCGAACACTGCCTTATCAGCGAAATTTAGCATAGGCAATCCACATATATAACAGGGCTCGAGCGACTCGAGTTTACCTTTCAGGGATTTCCAGCACTGGTTGTCTGGTTTCATACTATTCCCTTTGGTGAGTCCATCAGTCTCTATTAAATCTCGCAGTTTTGTACTTAAGTTAGTTTTCGGGTCTGTAGATACCTTAATTTGGCATTGGGCGCCGGTCTTTGTGGTCCATGATGATATGATTTCGTTCGTGATGTTCGCCGGCCATGCCTCTGAGGCGCCCGAATTCTTCCCATATTTGGGTCTTTCCCCGCCCCAAGCTACATCGCAGGCAACAAGGTCCGTACCCCCTAAGAGATTATAACTCGAATGGATAAGGTGTTTCGCGTCCACTGGCTGAATATTATTAGCAGCCGCTTGCGCGCACACTGACTTTGTGAACAATGCAGGCGCTTCTATCGAATAAAGCACAGTAGTCCCATCTGATCGAACAATATTGCCATCAAACCCTTGGGCGACGTATTGCGTGTATTTGTTGGCAGCCACAGATTTTCCAATCTTGGCGGCTGGTCCTTGGAACTTGAGCCGCAGCTGTGCGCACACATCGACAAAACTCGCGTGACCCGAGGGCAATGTTACATCCGCAGCGGCGACTTGCAGGCCGCCAGTTGAACTGAGGGCAGTGTGGGGCGTCGGGCAGGTGCCACTGCTGGTGCAGCCGATTGCACTAGAAAGCGCCGGCGGTGTGGGTCCCGTGCCGTTGTTCACGATGACTGCTGGGATGGTAGGATTACAAAGTGCCTGGAACCATTGTATGGGCGATAAATACCATGATGCAACAGCCCTAACAGTCGCCGAGAAAAATGTCACAGTTGGCATATTCTTTTTATAATATAACATAGAAAAAAAAAATAAAATAATTATATATATAAAATGAAAATAAAAGATGTCCCAATTTCTAAAAAGAGTTCTCAAGGATCCATGGAAACTTTAGGTGAAATCCATTATCATTATCAAAAATATGATAATATATTTAATTTCTTCGATATTTTAATGAAAAAAGAAAAAGATATTAAATCTGTTTTATGTATCCCAGATGTTGGTAAAAAATGGATGAGATCTTTTTTAAAAGTAGTTTTAAGTAAAGAGGATTTGGATACCAGCGAATTAATGATGAAAAATGTAAAACCAGTCGATCCAGAAGTATCTATAGATTTATTCAATAAAATGATTAAAAAATGTAGAAAAAGAATTATTGCTGTATCTGTTCAATTAATTGTTGAAAATAAACCAGGCACCCACGCTAATATGTTAATATTAGATACTAAAAAGAAAACTGTAGAATTATTTGAACCTCACGGCAAACGCTCAGAACAAACTACTATGGATAGTTTAGAAGGGGCATACAATATTTCAGATAAATTATTGAAAAAATATTTTCATAAATTCTTTCCCGACTATAAATATATCTCCCCACAAGATTTTCTACCATCATATGGATTCCAAGCAAAAATTGATGCTTATAGTGGTTTATGTGTCACATGGTCAACTATGTATTTACACTACAGAGTATTAAATCCTGATTTAACTAGCAAAGAAATCACAAAACATATTAAGAAAAAAGTAAATAAAGAATTTTTACTAAAATATGCTAAATATGTTGAGGAAACTATCAAAAATAAAAATAAATAAATTATTATTTATATCTAAATTTAGTATAAATGAAAGAACATAGAGCAGTATTATTTTTATCTGGAATATTATTTGCACAATTAATATCAAAGATATTTAAAAGAATTATTAAGCAATCAAGACCTATAAAATCAAAAACATATGGGATGCC